AGGCTAGAGCTACAGTCTCATGCGTATAACGTGAGGCATAACTCTCCTGTGCGGAGTCATATTGAACGGCAGCACCTTCCGCTTTAGTTGGTGCATCACCGAACATGGTGAAGAGAACTTCTTCTTCGAATGCTTTATCGGAATTTTCTATTTCATACAGCGGAGCCAACTCATCGTCAACCATACCATACTCAAGACCGAAAATAGCATTTAGACCCGGAAGGAGTTCTTTCGCAATATCAGCGCGATTAATAGCCATCTTTCATTTCTCCTAATTAAACCGGGCCAACCACGCAAGCCACAACAGCTTGAGCGTGATCTACATGCCGTACTAGACGACATTCCACCTTAGTATAAGCATCTCCCCAAGCGTTGTCTGGAGTTTTCCAGAGAGCGACGGGGCGTACCATTGCAGTACCAGTGGTGACAGAACCAACTTTGATACCAAAGCCAGACTGACCAGTAGTATTACTACCAGCACCAAGGGTAACTTCGAAGTTATTCAAAAGATCACCCACGGTAAGTGAAGCATCTGCTTGAGCAATATAAGTCGTATTGGGATCATCATTGACAAGGGCATACGTATAGCCATCATCAGACGAAACACTGGACTGAATATAGCGCGACCAGATTGGTTGCTTCGATGTTTTGTCTACGTACCGAATACCTTCAAGAACACCAATGGCAAAATCGGTAGTAGTCGTAATAGGAGTAACATAACCTCCAGTTCCAATCTTCATCACATCGCCAGAGTACATTGCGAGGTTCGTACCTTGAGCGACTTGATAACGGCTGTTACCAGTAGAGTTAGCCCCACTACCACGTTTACGAGATGAATGAAAGCCATTCAAAGCTGATGTAGAAGTCATTTTATTTCTCCATTTCTACATATAGTGGTCTAATTAAAATGGTAACAAATGATAAGAAGTTAACTATCTGCAAATTTTGTAGGCCGACCACCTACCGTTGTTTGTGAACTACTATTGTTAGTTATAGGCATTCTACGATCTTGCATAGACATTAACCGTCGATCAATCGCTTCATTCATTTCACGGTTCCGTTGTACACTAGCTCCTTGCCTTGCCTCAAAAATATGAGTTGGGACTTTTCCTAGAGCAACATCACCACGAACAATACAATTATCAAAACGATCACCTGCTTTACTATAACCATAACCTTTAGTCATTTCAGGAACTTCATCGGCAGTTACGAACTCCCATCCCTCGTTAATTTTTTGACCTACAGCTTTGTAATCTTCTTCACCTTTAAGGTAAATACGAAGCCATCCTAAAGTAAATCCTTGTTCTTTAAACGTATCCTCCAGAGCTTGGGGAATAGTTAGCCAAGAATCTGTTTCAAGATATTCTCGTTGTGTATTCTCACGAGATTCTAAATCACGGCTACTGGTCTTTGGTGTTCCTTTTACTGTCGTTTCTGATTTAACTTCTGCATTCGCTTCCATTTTGTGTGGTTCCTTTTTATACGAGTATCTTTGTTTTATGTATTACCGATTGCCGTATAGCCATCACCAACTTTATCGACTTTGGCTTTTTCGGCGGCGTAAGTGTCAAGAGGTATACCCCATTTTTTGGCAAGGCTAACATCTTTAGTAGAAAGTTTTACCTTACGTTTGTTTGAGGGTGAGGATTTTCTCGATGATCCTGCAACCTGTTGAGGCGGTTTTTGCGTGTTATCCGCTGCACGAAACTTATTCGGAAGTTCTTTCCTTAGTCTGCTATCTACTTCATCGTAGAAATCAGAACTAGAAGGATCGTATCCCTCCGTTTTTAACTGTTGATCTATTGCCAAAGCTACAGCAGTAGTAACTTCATCCTTACCAAACCAATCATTATTGTTTGCCCATTCAACTGCACGAGGATCGTATTGTTGTTGAGCTTGTTGTGGTTGAGGAGTATAACCCTGTGCTTCTTGGTGATCTACTGTTTTGTTTGTTTCAACTTGTGTTTGAATCTGTTCAAGTTGTTTCTTTCTAGCTGAAACAAACTTCAAATCCGTTTTAGCATCTTGTAGAATATTCTGTGCTTCCAGAAGTTTTTCTTTTTCACCTTCATCATAAGCACTTAGATATGCATTTTCTGCTAGTTTAATTCGTTCTTGTAACGCTGCCTCTTTAGACCCTAGAGAGTCAACTTCCATTGTTTGATTGGAAGATTGAGAGTTTAGAAGTTCTGATCTCAGTTGAGCTAATTCAGCATTTTGTTGAGCTATAACTTCTTCACGCTCTTTGCGTTGTGAAACAAGTTGACGGATTCGCTTTTCAGCACCCTTTGTTTTTATTCCGTCTAGTTCTTCTATCTCCTGTTGAGGTTCTTCTACAACTTCTTCCTCAACTTCGGCTTCCACAGTTTCATGAGTAATAGGAACTTCATCTGGTTCCTCTATCTCAAAGTCTTGTTGTGGTTCTTCTTTCTTCTCTACATTAGATTTATTACGATAGGCTTCAACATCCATTTCGGCCCATTCGGTATTCGTTTCTTCGCTCATTTTTATTCTGTCCTTTTACGTAGGCTGGTCTACGATTACGCAGCTTCAGTTGTTAAATTAAACATTGTATCTAAGTAGGCTGGATCATCAACTTTCATAATAATTTGATCATCAAACAATAATATCAGACGTACACCCTTATATACAAATTTATGTCCTATGTGCCGACCATATGCTACAAAGTCTTTTGCTTTACACCATTGACCATTAGGAAACTTATTAGGGTCTTTATAGGCTGTTTCGCCTACAGCTAGTACACGACCTACTGTAGTCAAATACTTTACATCATCCTTAAACTGATCAGGAAGAATAATCCCTCCTTTAGTTTCAGTCCTAATAGCTACTGGTCTTACCAAGACATGGTATCCTGGTAAACTTGGTAGGGGATTAGGATCAGCTACATCATTGTCACTAATCCATTCATCGTTCTTTATAGCACCGCTAAGTCTTGCATGTTGCATTGGTAGTGTTACTCCTCATCTGGATCACTAAATTGGTTGGATATATCTTGAAGAACGGTTAATGACTTTTCCATTCCCTTAATAATTCCTACCATATATTTGTACTCATCATAAGAGATACAACTACCTGATGCAAGGTTTAATTTTACTTCGTCTAGTTCCTTTTCAATTTGATTGGTAAAATAATATGTGTCAATAAATTTACTGTCAGGAAGTACTTTCATTTAACCCTTCTTCTTTAACGGACTATTCTTAGGTTTACGTGCTTTTTTACCAGGATGGATATGCCACTTAGAGCTACGTCCACGACCTGCACCAGCCCATTCCCCTACACCTTTTTTACCACTATCTTTTAAAGCCATTTACCTAATCTCCGCACCATGTCCACGTAGGGCAATACCACCACTGGATAGATTAATACGTCCACGCTTCTTCGCTTTGCTGCCGTGTTTACCGTAAGAATCATCACGGCTGGCTGCAAGTTGTTTTGCAGTACGCTTCTTCTTTACTCGCATAGCGATGGATTCATCTTTACGGTCAGTATAGCCTTGTTTTTTCTTACCGACTTTACCACCTTTTTTCATCATCTTCTTTCGATCAGCTTCCGAATACGTACCTGACCGCTTCATCTCCGCAGGGGAAAGCCCCACTCTACTCATACCCGGCATGTTTTTTCTCCTTTTTGCATTACCTAAGTTTGGTGTTAGTTCTTTTGATATGTTTGATCTTGATATCATAGTTAGTTATAAAAACCTTTAATATTATTCCACTTTGCTTTACCTGGTACATTAAAGCTTTTATTAATAAAATCTACATTTTCTTTTGTAGGTGATAAAAATCCTAAACTAAATATTAATTTAGCTACTCTGTTATCTTGTCCTACTGAAGTTTTTGTAACTCCATCTTTTTTAACAGTTCTACGAGATTCAGCAATAACGTCTTTTAAAGTTTCGTTACTAGGAGCTTTTTCATACTTTGTTAATGCATTTACTAGTTTTCCATAAGTTGTACCAGTATTAAATTTAGCATCTATAATTAAAGCTTGAGACTTAGGAGATAATTTATTATATTTAGCTCCTACTTCTCTACCTAAATCTGCTGATACATCATCTGCAACTTCAGAAGCCACCACTAAAGCTTGAGATTGAGTAAGATTTTGTAAATCGTAACCTAATTTATCAGATACTTTTTTATTTCTTTTGTATGCAGCCGTTCTTTTAGGATCAATAACAACGCCATAAGGAGCAGTCTTAATCTTCTTTTGATCTTTATGATACTTTGTTCCTTCTAATATTCCTAAAATAGAAGCTAGAGAACTTGCTCCTCGTGGTTCTTGAGGCATTCCAGGAGAAGGTAGTGAAGGAACTCCTTTAGAGGGAACAGGAGGAGCAGGAGGAGCCGCTGGAGCAGGAGTAGCTGCACTTTCTATACTAGGAGGAGCATCGGTAATTTGGCTTATAAGTTCTGTTGATATATCTTCTTCCACTTTAGGTGTTCCTTTGAGTGAAGCTAAGAACGCATCATGTTCTTTTTTCCAAGCCTGTGCTGCTTCGGGAGTACTTCTTGCTCGTAATTCTGCACCAAAACGATCTGTTATATCTTCCCCAAGATTAATCCCAGATGTAAGACGCCCAGTTCTTTTTGGACCTATTGATTCTAATTCCTCAACTTGTACTTCTCCTATAGTAGGGGCTACATAGCCTTCCATCGGATCAAGAGTACGTACACCAGAGACATAATCTTCAGTATCTATATAATCTTCAGTAGTTGCGCGTGTAGTTCTTCCTAAGTCTGTAGGTCTTTGGGGAGGAGTAAGTCCTAATGGAGATGGCATATTTGAATCAGAAGTTGATGGTTCAGGAGCTTCGAAGTATGATCCAAGTTGATTTAGTACATCCATTATACTAACACCTAATTGGTTAGCATAATCTCCAATCATACCAAAGACTGTACCACCTTGATTAAAAGTTTCAGGACGTAAAGTAACTTCTTCTTTTAGTTTTTCTACAGTAGCACCTGTTTCTTTCATTAAGAGCTTCATCATCTCAATAAGAAACTTATCATCTCTATCAGCGGTTTTACTAGAGGCTACAATTTCTCTATCTCTAGCCACTCCTTTAATCTTAGCAAGTTTTTCTGCCGCATCTACTTCAATTTTATCTTTCTCAAGATCAAGTTTTTCTTCTTGTAATGCAATGTCAGCAGCTTTTTGTGCTGCATCAATTTTAACTTTTTCTTTTTCAAGTTCTAATTGCTGACGTTGTAGTTCCAGAGTCATCCGTTCTAAATCTTGTACATTACCCTGTTCAGCCATGCGTTGGTTATTCTGAAGGATTTCTTGTGCAGCCCCTTGAGTAATTTTACTAATAGCTTCTGGACTTCCTACACCAGCTTGTTCCACCCCTTGAGTGAGCATACCAGACATCTGTTCTTCATACTGCATAATCATATGTTCACGAATATTTGCTTGAAGTACAGGGACTAAAGCTTGCATTAAAGGATTCTGTCCAAGGGTAGGATCAGCAATAAAAGATTGTTTAACTGTTATGTGAGCTTGGTGATCCTGTCCAGGAAAAGCTTTAATAGGTAATCCTTGTGCAGCCGCATTAAGATCAGAGATAGGATCACGAGGTTCTGCATGTTTCTCAGGAATAAGGAACTGATCTGGATTCTCAATACCTGTAGCATCCAACATCACTCTATTAATCTCTCGCAGGTTATACATACCCTGTGGAGCTTGTTGAGCCATCTGCATAACTGTTTGAGCCATAGCTAAACGGTGAGAAGCAGATGGTACATTAGGATCAGATACAGGAATAACGTCAATTCGACCATCAAAATCACTTTTAAATATTTGTCCTTCGATATGAGCAATATCATAAGGATACTCATTAGGCAGGAAATCATAGTTAATACGAGAAAGAATACGTAGTTCCTGACGCTGGCTATAATGTAATCGTTTATGAATAGCACTAAAGAACTTCGTAGATGCCTCTAGAAGGGCCAAGGTTGTCCCTACAGGGCCATAGTTGGTTGAATCCGATATAACCTGCTCAGTGGCATCAGCAAATTTCTGTCCAGCCGCTGTAACAAACTGAAGCATTTGCATTAAAGTTTGGGAAGGTTCCTTGTAGGGCAGGGGAATGATAGATTTAGTTAGATCAATTCCAGTAGCTTCTACTTCTTTAAATTCACCCGGAGCAATTGCATCGTTACTTCCTACAATACGTACACCACGAGCTTTGAATCCCCCAGGGAGAGTCGCAAATTGACCTGCATCTACAAGGTTCCTTACAGCAGCGGTAGCTGTTGCTGTTAGATTACCAAGGAAATGGATAAATCCTAGACCATAGAAACCAAATCCCGGTACAAAACGATAGTGAGTAAACCAGTGAAGCTTCTCTTTACGCGGATCACTTTCACTCCAGTTTCTCCGAATACAAAGAATTTTACGACTATGCTCATCTACCGATACAATATACGGTAGAGCTACAGTCATAGCATTATCTTCATCATCTACTTCTTCTTCAATCTCCAGATAACAATGCTGTTCCAGAATAGTATACTGTGGTTCATCATCGTAGTTAGGGGAGATACCAAGGATCATATCCATCTTGGATTTAATTGGAGTAGGTTCTACAGGAGTAGCGTCAGGAAGGCCTTCATCATCGTAATGACTAATTGTGTACATCCCTGCTTCGATGTCACGTTTAAGGTCATTCGGGGAACGATAGACTACATGAGTATATCTTTCTGCATTCTGTAGATCAGAAGCAAAGTTAGAAATATAAAACTGGTCAATAGGAACAAACTCACTCATAGGACGTTCCAAGGCCATGTCCCAATAAGTTTTCTTAAAGGCTGAACCAAAGACAGGTAGATTAAACAGCATCCGTTCCAGTTCACTGAAGTATTCAGGCATCTGATCAGTTAACTGGTAGTTCATGAAGTTCATTACACGGGTAGCTTGACGATCCTTTTCAATAGTAGGATTACCAAGTATCTGTGTTTTTACTGGACCTTTAGAAGGAAATAATTCTTGAGTAGCTTTAGATTGGAACTTAACAGCCGATTCAATTAACAAAGGATGAACAGCCGTACATGCCCCTTCAAATGGTTCACTGGTTTCACGTAGCTTCAAGCCAAGAAGATCAAAGCCTTTTTCAAACGTAGCTTCCCATTCTCCACGACTTTCCTTATCCGCTTCAAAACCTTCTATAACTTTAGAAGCAATATCATCAAGTTCACTAGCTTCAAGTTTATCTACAAGGTTTTCATTATGGTCATAGGTCATTTCTTCGACCATTTCCATTATCATATCTACAGGAGATTCTTCTTCTTCTGGTAAGATGATTTCAATTTCAGATTCTTCCACCATCATACCAGCGGGATTACCAGGGGTAAGATAAGGATTCCGTTCTACGTTACTACTCTCAGCCATAAGTTTTTACTCTATTCAAAGTCTATACTAAGTAGGTCAGGTGGTTTAGAAACAGGCTCACAATCACATGTCTCAGGATCGCATTCGCAACCTAGCCTACCGCATTTCGGACATTTACCCAAGTCTTCTTTTGTTTTATAATCATCCATTATATCGTCCTCTAAAGGAGCGGTGTATACGCTCATTTACCTTTCCTCATTTTCTTAAATGTTTTAGCAAGATTGGCTTGACGGCGTGTAGTAGGATTAGAACTTTTTGCAGCTTTATTAAGCTGAGAAGACGTAATAGTCTTACCCTTCTTTACACCAAGTTTTTTACGCAAAGCACCGGGACGTTTAACAGCCCCTTGAATCCAGTTCTTACCACCAGATTTCTTTTTCTTAGAAGTGGAACCACCTTTTTTGTATTCCACCTTTTGACCTGTCTTAGCTGCATGAGCCGCTGCTTTCTTACGACCTGCTGCATCATAAGTAAAATGTTTGTCTCCTACTTTTGGCATATCATTAACTCCTTGTTACCGCGCCACCGCCTTTAAGGGCAATACCCATTCCACGACCTACAATCCCACCTCCACGTTTAGTAGAAGCTTTCTTTTTATTTCTGGCTTTAATTCGTTTTACTTTTTCACCAGTAGACCTTCCCCACA